GATCAAGTCGAACATTCATTGACGAGATTGCATCGTACTTACGTAATTGGAAACCCGAAGAAAAAACTGAGCCGGAAAGTCAAACAACAGAAGAATCTTCCGATGTTGACGAAGCATACGATGACCAACCAGCAAGCTCACGCGAAACAAGTGCTGAGAATCCATTGATTACAGTATACGACGACGAATTCGAGACTGGTCGTCCGGGTATGTCAGGGCACCTAAACCTGACTGTGTTTATGAACACTCACGGCATTAGTGCAAAGTACCAAGAGCAACTAGCACAAATGGTTCTTGATGCCGACGGTGAAATGGTTGAAGTACCAGCAGAAATTCTTGCAGACTACAATGCAGAATACGAAAAAGAAGGCAAGCCAACACGCCGTGTTTGGATCGAACTAAGTGAGCACCATAGCAGTGAGTCCGACGACCAAAGCGACGACAAGGCTGTTAATTTTTCAGATCTGAAGAAACTAGCCGGTATTTAAACCAATTTTCCCATAATGGGAAAAATTTCCTTAAAAAATGCTTGACTGCTAAATACAATTAGCATATACTACGGTATGTGCTAAGGCAAATTTACATTATGGCACATTTTTAAGGAGAAAAACATCATGGCTACATTGGCTGAAATTCGTGCAAAACTAAACGCTCAAGAGAACCGCACAGGTTCAAATCAAGGTGGTGGCGACAATGCCATCTTCGCTCACTGGAACATCCCAGAGGGCACAACTTCCCGAATCCGTTTCCTACCTGACGCTAACACAAAGAATGACTTCTTCTGGGTTGAGCGAGCAATGATTCGTTTACCATTTAACGGTATCAAAGGCGACGTAAACAGTAAACCACAAATCGTACAAGTACCCTGCATGGAAATGTATGGCGAAGCATGTCCTATTCTTGCTGAAGTGCGTACATGGTTTAAAGATTCTTCGCTAGAAGAAATGGGTCGTAAATACTGGAAGAAACGTAGTTATCTGTTCCAAGGCTTCGTTCGCGAAAGCTCGCTAGCAGACGACAACCAACCAGAGAATCCAATCCGCCGATTCATTATTAGTCCGCAGATCTTTAACATTGTTAAAGCCGCACTAATGGATCCAGAGATGGAAGAACTGCCAACCGATTTTGAACGTGGGTTGGACTTTAACGTAGTTAAAACCAGCAAAGGTGGCTACGCTGATTACAGCACATCTAAGTACTCTCGTAAGGAGTCTGCATTGGCCGCAACAGAACGTGCGGCAATTGAGCAGTATGGGCTGTTTAACCTAAGTGACTTCTTGCCTAAGAAACCAGGCGAAGTTGAACTCCAAGTTCTTAAAGAAATGTTTGAAGCATCTGTTGATGGTCAGGCATACGATCCAGATCGTTGGGCAAATTATTTTAAGCCTAGCGGTTTCACCGGTGGTGGTAGCAACGCATCCAGTGCAAGTGCGCCAGCACAAGCATCTGCTCCAGCACCAAAGCCTGCTCCTGCACCAGCATCTGCTCCGTTTGATACGGACGAAGATGAAGCAGAAGCATCCTCTCCTGTGGTATCGAAGCCAGCCGCGTCTGGCACTAAAAATGCCGAAGATATTTTGGCAATGATTCGTAGTCGACAAAAGTAAGGCAATTAAGGTACTGGGTTCTTCCCAGTACCTTTCTTTCTTAGCCACTAGACAAATACTAATAACTAGTATAATATGTAAACATCGAGAGGAAATATCATGGCAAAACTATCTAAATTAACAAAAGTAAATGACAGTTTCACCGTCAATCGTTACGACAACGGTTGGATGATTGAAGTTGCTGGGCGCAATAAAAGCGACGATTGGGTAAGTGCAAAAATTATGTGTGCTACCGAAGATGAGCTTATTGAAATTATCAAAGAATATAACGGTATGGAGGTCAACGACTAATGGCTAAACCGTTTGACGTATCAAAGTTTCGTAAAAGTATTACGAAATCAATCGAAGGCCTATCCATTGGCTTCAATGACCCAGACACTTGGGTTAGCACAAACAACTACGCACTAAACTATCTTATCAGCGGCGACTTTAATAAAGGTGTGCCAATGGGTAAGGTTACAGTTTTTGCAGGTGAGTCTGGTGCAGGTAAGTCATTTATCTGTTCTGGTAACTTAGTTAAGAACGCACAACAACAAGGCATTTATGTTATCCTAGTAGATACTGAAAATGCACTTGATGAAGCATGGCTACATGCACTTGGCGTTGACACCGACGAAAGCAAGTTGCTAAAACTAAACATGGCAATGATTGATGACGTTGCCAAAATGATTACAGACTTTGTTAAAGAATACAAAGCACTACCTGAGGACGAGCGTCCAAAGGTAATGTTTGTTATCGACTCGCTAGGTATGTTGCTAACACCCACAGACGTTAACCAGTTCCAAGCAGGTGACTTAAAAGGTGACATGGGTCGTAAGCCTAAAGCACTTGCCGCACTTGTTCGTAACTGTGTAAACATGTTTGGTGATTTGAACATTGGTATGGTTGTAACTAACCACACTTATGCTTCGCAAGACATGTTTGATCCCGACGACAAGATCTCAGGTGGGCAAGGCTTTATCTATGCAAGTTCAATCGTGGTTGCAATGAAAAAGTTGAAACTAAAAGAAGACGAGGACGGCAACAAGATTTCAGAAGTTAAGGGTATTCGTGCCGCTTGTAAGATTATGAAAACACGCTATGCAAAACCGTTTGAAAGTGTGCAAGTAAAGATTCCTTACGAAACGGGTATGAATCCTTACTCAGGTCTAGTAGATTTACTTGAAAGCAAGGGTTTACTAGCAAAAGAAGGCAACAGTCTTAAATACACACTAACTGACGGCGCTGAAATTAAACAGTTCCGTAAGGCGTGGGAACGCAACGATAACGAAAGCCTTGATCGAGTAATGAAAGATATCGAGGCTAACCCTCATAAATTTGACAAAAAAATGTCACTAGATGAGGAACCTGCTACTGCCGAAGAAGCAGTGGAATAACCTCTGGAAAGGAAATTTCATGGAACAAATCGACAATCTAATTGCAACATACAAAATCCTTATGGAGTATGTTCCTAGCAAGGATGCACAAGGTGCCGCAGATCATTTAATGAGTGTTCTAATTGAACAACTCGACGAAGAAGAAATGAATGAGCTGGTAGCGAACAGCGACGGCTACCTAAAGCGAGCACACAAAGAATACGAAGTCGAAGATGACGGCGACGAAGAAGAAGGATATTACGATGACTGATATTAACGATATCATTGAGCGAGCAAAGAAACTACAAGAGTTCACAGTTACATATAACGTACCAGCAGAATTTCGCTTTAAGGGCGAAGTTCCGTTTTCGTTAGTTATTAGTGAAGGTGTTGCAACGTGTAGTAAAGTGCTAGCACTTACCTACGAAGAAGCAGAAGAACAAGTAGCCAATTTTTTTAGCCATTCAACTGATACAGGCATTTAATGTGGTATAATAAAATTGTCGCGGACTTAGGAAACTTGCCCGACTTTATTACCTATTATGAAAACGAAATAGGCTCTGCTAAAGGCGATATTCGTATTACAGGTAATGTAGAGCGTAACCTTAAGGAAATGCCCGGCATTACCGAGCACCGCTTTAACCAATTACAAGAGATTGAAGCGGTGCTTGAATACTTGAATATTCAATTGCGTAAAATACGTAGAGCCCACTTTCAAAAGTACTTAGAAAAATACAATCGTGCATTATCTAGTAGGGATGCAGAAAAGTATGTCGATGGCGAAGACGAAGTTATCGACATGGAAACACTAATCAACGAAGTGAGTCTGTTGAGAAATCGATGGCTTGGAATACACAAAGGTCTTGACAATAAACAATGGATGTTAGGTCATATTGTTAAACTTAGGACCGCAGGAATGGAAGATGTTACAGTATAACGTCGATGACGTTGAATATCTATTAGAACAATGGACACAATTAAAAACCTGCTCAAAGGTTAATAATTTTAAATCTGCTCTAGAGTGTCAGCGTCACAAAG